TGAGTTTAGTTGCTCGATAAAAGAAGTCAACTCTTTATCGGTACAATCACTTGCAGACCAGGACTCGTCTTTAGTATAGATCTGATCGATACATGCAACAACAGATTTAAATGCTTGATCGATTACTTCTTTATCAGTCTCTTTAGAGATTGCAAAGTTATTATCGATAAACTGCTGCATTGATGGATATTTGAACTGAATGAACAGTCCTTCACCAAGATCAATGGTATCAGTATGACCTTCTGGGATGATCAACTCAACATCAGAAATGTTGATCTTAATAGGAACTTGAGTTTCACCATCATCCTGACAAACTGCAATAAGTTCTACAGATTCGCCAACAGATTTTCCTCGGATGTTCAGGAAAAGATACTCTAGTTCGAACGTAGGAAGTTCATCAACCTTGACACCACGAGATAAAATGCATGACTTAAGTACATCTTTAATCGCAGAGTTAATCTGCTTTTTATCACCACTTTCTAGAGCAATCAGAAGAACTTTTTCTTCCTTAACGAGAAATGGTCTGTACTTAATATTCTTGCCTGTAGACAAGAGTTTCAACTCATATGAAGGTGTAGAAACCTTTGGTAGTGGCATAATATTTAACGTCAGTGATATATTTATAGGTTAGTCTGAGCCTTATATCTTCGAGTAACATAGAAGTCATAGGCGAAGGTAACTGTTGTTTTTAACAGTGCCGCATCTCCATATTCAAGCGGTGCAGACACGATATTCGTCGGGAAAGCATTCTTGATAAAATATGTCATCGTAGATGGAGTAGAAGACTCCGCAGCATTAATACTAATCTCCTTAAGTCGATCTCCCCTATTCAAGTATTCGTTAGGAAAAACAGAAACCTGCATCTCACACTTATACTCCTCAGGGTATCTCATTCTACGATATGCTGCAGCATCATTGAGCGATGAGGTAATATATGCATTACCGTCATCAATACTATTGCCCACCGTAGTTTTATTACTAAAGTTTACTGGTGAGATGAAATCCATCCAACCATCAAATACTGCATTAGTATAGTAATCTTTTTGAGTATAGTATGTCAGATTGATCTGTGGATGTGCTCTGTATGTTGCATATGAAGTCTTTACACCTTGACGGAGACCAGAAATCTCCTGTGTTTCAATAGAGGATCCTGGCAATACTGCCTCACTACAAAATAGCGAAAGATACGACCCAATATCTCCACCACTCTCGAATCCTTGCTTTTTAATATGCTCCACTAACTTTCCATTAGCGGTATTAAACTTAACATAAACATCATACGTATTAGTATACGCTGGAATGATATTTCCAATACCACCTTCAGTCCCGCCGCTAAGCAGAACCTCCGTGGGTAGTCTATATCTACCAGAGTTCATGATGTTTGGGACGTTGTTCTCCGCTGACATCTAAATAGTCGATATTTATATACTATGTATGTCATACAAGGGGAAGTTTAAACCGTCTCACCCCCAAAAATACAAAGGTGATCCTACGGGCATTGTTTATCGATCTCTATGGGAACTTAAGTTTATGAGATATTGTGACTTGAATGAACGTATTCTAAAGTGGTCATCTGAAGAGATTGTCATACCGTATAAGTCTCCCATAGATAATAAGTACCATAGATATTTCCCAGATTTTTACATCAAATATGCTGATAGAAGTGGGAAAGTGAAAGAAAGTTTGATAGAAATCAAACCGGCGAAACAAGTAAAAGAACCACGAAAACAGAAAACACGGACTAAGCAATACGTTGCTGAGGTCTACGAATACGCCAAGAACCAGGCAAAGTGGAAAGCAGCAAAAGACTACTGCGAAGATAGATTATGGGAGTTTCAAATCTTCACCGAAAAAGAACTTGGAATTTAAATCCCAACTACCAGAATCAGAGATGACATCCGACATCACAGTCGGTAATCTTATGATGTTTAGATACGAAGCAAAAACTGCTCAAGAACTTCCATATTACGACAAATCTCCTTTAGTCGTCATGGTTCTCGAAGAGAACGAGGTCTTCTTCGGTACCAATATACATTACTATAAACCAAAGGATCGCGTAGGAATCATAGAGTATATCCGGGAGATCAAGGAGTCCGGAGTCGGAGATTACAAAGGGTTCCTCTTCGGGTCGGCGGGGTTCCATAAATACTTGAAATCTAATGTTAGAAGTTTGTTTTTAGACGTGGCAGCATCAGAATGGGAAAAAGCGGCACTGCTGCCCGCTGAAGAGTTTGTAAGAAATCTAGGGGGTGCAGAAATCTCCATCAGTGGTAGGAGCATCTACAAATGAACACTTTCATTCAAAATAGACCCTATCAAAAGTTTCAGTTTGAATATAGGGGAAGAAAGTATAGTGGATTCTATCGTCTTACCACTAAAGACTTTTTAAGACCATTTGCCATCTTCGACGATAGCACGCCCGCTAATGTCTTTGAACCTAGCGATGCCAAGTTTAAAGAACTTGCAAAATCCAGTGGTTACCTACAGGATTTTCAGATAAGTCTATCAATGTTAAAGGCACAAGTCAACAGCCTAGGACTAGCAACCGAAGCAAACCAGTACGCTAATCAATCTGGTCAAGGTGCAGTTTGGACTGCAACTGTACCTTATATTCCCGGAACTCCACAAGCTCCGAACTTTACTCCACCTGCTCCGCTTGCAACTCAGAAGAGAGAACCAATTGCCACGATGGCTTTGGGAGGATTTGATCCAAAACGAGTTATCAGTTCAGCACCTGCACTACCGGATTTTGATAAAGCAAAAGCGTTAAAATATCCGATTGATGCCTACAATCAACCCCAGTTTTCTCAAGATCATATGATCATTGAGATGTTTAGTTATAGTCCTCCACAAGAGAACATGTTTGGATCAGCAACTGGTCGTGGTAGTAATGTTTCTTCAGGATTTCTAATTAACGGTCTTCGAAGGAATAATAATATCTCAGAGTTTCGTGGACTAGTAAAACTACCAATCCCAAATCAGCTCGCCTTCACAAACGGAGTGAACTGGGGTGCAGATAGTGCGAACGCTTTTACTGCTGCTGCCTTTAACACTGCAACCAATGCGGCACAACCGCTTCTACAGGGTAACTTTTTCGGTGCAACAAAGGAACTGGCGAACGATCTACTTAGCGGTGCTGCTAGTATCCTTGGTACGACAGGTACAACTGGTGGAACAGGAACACTATTAACAGCACTTGCTGCAAAATATGGTCTAGGTAAAATTGGCATTAACGTTGATCCTAACCAGTTTATTGCTCGTGCATCTGGTAATGCAATCAACCCAAACTTAGAACTTCTATTCAATGGTCCTAAACTAAGAGATTTTGAGTTTAACTTTGAGTTTGCTCCAAATGGTGAAGCAGAAGCAACAGAAGTTAGAAGAATCATGAGATTTTTCAGACGTGGAATGATGCCAAGAAGAGGAGAAAATAACGATCTAATCTTCCTCGGTTCTCCTGATGTGTTCCGGATTCGTTATAGAACTGGAAATGAACGCATTCGTGGTCTAAATATATTCAAAATTTGTGCATTAACCGAGTGCACGGTTAACTTTGCTCCACAAGGGGAGTATCAGTCATATAAAGATTCGAAGGCAGGATCTCAACCCGTTTTGTCATCAATGACACTCAATTTTACGGAGTTAACACCAATCTTTGCTCAAGATTATGATGCGGATGATGGTAAGGATCCATCACTCCAAGATATGTTCCAAGATTTTGGTAGCCCAGTCAAAGGTATAGAACCTCTAAACAGCGAAGACATCGGATTCTAATGGCATACTTCGACCAGTTTTCAGATCTACTGCTCCAGTCGTTTACCGACAGTCGTACTTCCAGCACCGATTACGTAAAAGTCAAAAATATCTTCCGTCGTGCTAAGATTCGGGAAGATCTATTTCGTAATGCTCTTACTTTTGGTCAGTTTACGATTGTAGGTGATGATAGACCAGATACCGTTGCTGAAAAAATGTATGGAAGGGCAGATTTAGACTGGGTAATCCTATTATCTAATAATATTCTAGATGTTCGAAATGAATGGCCTGTTACACAGGGAGATTTTTATGAATATCTCTCTGCTAAGTATACTGAGAAAGAACTGACAGAAGTGCATCATTGGGAAACTCGCGAAATCAAAGATCCTGGTGGAGATCTACTTTTGACTGGTGGGATGATAGTTGATGAAAACTTCGCATTTTCGTATACTTACGATAATATCCGAATTTCGCTTGCAGGTGCTGGTTTGGTAAAATCGGTATCTAACCTAGATTACGAAATTGCTCTAAATGACAAAAAACGCACGATTTTTGTTTTAAGGAAAGAATACCTACAAACGGTTATAGACGATTTGCGAGAAATCATGACATATACCGATAGTTCTCAGTTTATCGATAAACGCACTAAAAAAGGAGTCAACTTGAGGATTTTGTCCCCTCGTTGACCCCTGTAGGAAAAAATTGCCGGGATTTTTTTCCGGCAATTTATGAAACTAAAAGTCGATTTTGCTCACTCTTCAGCAAGTCTTTGGAAGTATGACAGTGCATCGTCATCATCACTGGAGTTGCTAGGAGTGATGTCGGGTGCATTGAAACCCTTGTCAACCACACGCTCCTCTTCACGCTGTTGTTGGCGTGACTTCATCACAACCTCTTCCTGCTCATCAAAGGTGTCAGGATCAACACGACGACTGGTAGCACTGGGGTTCAGCACAGCGTTCATACGCT